GTCTTCCGATAACGTTACTCACCAAGACGCGTACTACTGTCTTTGCACCGCTGTAGTCCGGCATTTTGCTTGCAAGCTTCGATGCAAGGTCGTCCATCCAGCCGGTATTATTTTCAAGTGGCAGCACGGCTTCTCTTCCAGCTTCTCCGATTTCCGCGAGTGTCCTTCCGGTTGTGATACCACCGTTGGCAAGACGCGGCAGGCTTACAGTCGGAATCGTCGGAATGTTTGGATGCCAAGAACCTCCACCTAAAAAGTCAGGTAAATCAAATCCAATGCTATTAAAGCCAGAAATCAGTGAATTGATACCATTAATAACCCGGTTCACCATATTTTCGAACATCTGAATAATGCTGTTCACAAAATCTTTTACTGATTTTTCTGCCTGGCGTAATGCTTTATCTGTGTCTTTCGTAAGTAATGCATGAATTGCAGCAAATACAAGTTTTACCCCTGCCAGTAAAAAATTGATCAGATCTAAAATAAAATCGACGCTGTCTTTTATATTCTGGCTCAGGTTTTCAATAATCGGCAGAATTACTGGAAGCACATTTTCAATAATCCATGCAATAATCGGCTGCAAAATATTTGTCCATAAATCGTTCAGTATGTCTATCACGATTCCAATTATTTCGAAAATATTATCGAACACAGGCTTTAAATGATTTTCATAGGTATCCTCAAACATTAACGCCAGATTCTCTAAAATAGGCTGTACATAAGTGCTCCAAAATTCAAGAAATTTTGCTATTAATTCTGACATTCCATTTTTTACATTTTCGATAAACGGATGAATATGTTCATCGTACAATTCTGTGATTTTATCGGTCACATGCTGCACGCCGTCTGATATAGTCGTTGTTAAATCAGCAATCACACCAAGAACCCCATCCAACGCATCTTTTAAAGCATCCTGATTCTCTACAAAAGGTGTCACGATACAGTCAATGACATCTCTTGCAAATTTTGCTGCATTCTCTGTAACCATCATGAACGCATCCGCAAAAATCTGAATCAGGTTAGCTGTGATCTGCTGTCCATTTTCATCCCCAAATACTGAAAACACATTTGCAAATGCTTCTAATCCATCTGCTGCAAGTGCTGCTATGTCTGCCGACACATCAAACATTTTTTGAATATATCCTTTGATATCCCAGGAATTATTTTCAAGAAAAATCGCCATTCCACCAACAAAGTTTTCTGCGATCGTTGCTCCGATGCTGGTCACGGATGCCGCCATGCTTCCAAGAGAATATGCTACGGTCTGCACAAAATTATCGACTGATGCAAGTACAAATGGATCGGTAAAAATATCAGCCAATGTATTTTTTATGCTTTCTGCACTTGCCTTGATGTTGACAAGTTGAGATGAAATATCCAATTTCTTCCATGTATCGCTCCAACCTTTTTCAATAGATGCTTTTGTTTTCTTAAGAAAATCAAGAAAAGGCTGTAACTTTTTTGTCAAATCACTGGAAGTAGGAACTTCTTCATATAAATCAGATCCTCCACTACCAGATCCGCCACTACCGCTTCCAGAATCATTTTTCTGCAATACATTCAAGTCATCAAAAGCCGCCAATGCTCCAGCTGCTTTTTTGGCAGAACCGGCTGTTTTATCAAGAGATGCCGCATAGTCTACCTGCTGCTTCTTTGCCTTTGTCCAAGTGCTTTTTCCGCTTATAGCCGCAATAAATCTATTCATGGCATTAATGGCATTTGTAATCCATGTACATAAAGTTACGATTGCTGGTGTCAATGCAGATATGATAGGCGCTGTCAATGCTCCGATAGAATTTTTCAATGTAGCCGTAGCACTTGCCATTTCAGACATTTTTCCATTAAATTCAGAAGAATACTTTGCCATGTTCTGTATACCTTCTGTAAATGCCTTGGATATGGTCTGAGATACTTTCATAACCGCACCGAATATTGCAAAACTAACTACTGTCTGCTTTATTCGTTTCGCCATGTCAGATATTAAGCCAGAGGATTTTTTTGCTGATTTTCCTACTTTTTCAATGTCTTTCGCACCAGCACCAATAGATTTCTCATTGACAACTGTTTCCCTCATCTTTTGATTAAGAGCTTCCTGTTTACTCTGTACATCAAGAAGCTTTTCAGATACTTTACTATATTCCTCTGTAGTTGTAGAATCTATAAAAGCAGTTCCAGAAGATTCCATTGCGGCAAGCTCGCCTTTTGCATATTTAATTGAGTTTGTTAATTCCTCAACGTCGTATTGCATTCTTTTGAAGGTTGTGCTTTTACTGCTTCCACCTGTTTCTAAGAATTTATCCATTCTGGCAAGAAGTTTATCAAGAGAAGCAGTATCTTTTTCTATCTGCATCTGCACAGCCTTATATTCCTCTGTTGGAATTTTCTGACTCGCCAGCTTTTTCAATGTATTGGAAAGCTTATCAGCTTCTCTTGCAAGCTTCTGAAACTGCGATTCCATTTGCATGAGCTTACTTGATGCTTCTCCATTTTCAATCAACGTTTTTATTCTGATTTCGCCATCATATTCAGCCATGCTAAAACCCTCATTTCTTAAACTGTTTCAATGCTTCCTGTTCTGTTTCTTTCTGCTTTCTTATTTCTTCCATCATGCGATCATAATCGTCTATCTTTTCTTTTTCTTCGCTGGTGTACTCTTTTTCTGGTTGTTCCAGAGCATACACATTTTGGGCGTTTCTGATTACATCTTTTTCCTTGGAACTCATGTTTTTTTCAATCTTCTTCTGTCGAATCTCAATTACTTCCATGAGAGAAGATAATCTTCTTGGCATATTCCAGATCAAGCCATTAAATTTCCACCAGTGCATATCTGCCACGGACAAATCTATTCCGTATATCTGCAAGAAATCTGCGTATATTCTCCATTGATCTACATCATAGTCAATAAAACGATTTGTATTTTTGCTACTACCGGCATTGTCGTGATACCATCCGTTTAAATACCAGGAAATACATTCATTTAACTCATGGTACTGTGGATGGTCTCTAAGTTCTCCGTATTCATCAGAGAACATAAGATAAAGAATAGCATTTGTTTTCTCGTACTCATTCATTTCTTTGTCATATTGCAAAATATAAATCTGCATACCTATGCGGAAATCGGTATTTACTTTGTATCCGTTCCATTCAGTAGGCAAATTGTCCAGCATGACATTGTTCATTATTTTGCCCCACGTCTTCTGACATTGTATTTGCTCTGTACCTGTTCAAATCGTTTATTGAAAAGTTTATTCATAACAGGGATAACCTGCTCTACAAACTCCACAATTGCAAGTTCATCCGGGACAATATCTCCGTAAATCTGTTTCATGGCATCTTCGCCAAACAACCCATCTATACTTTCCGTAATCTGCTTAAGATATTTCACACGAATGCTGTTAAGTTCTAATGCTGCATCCACATTTATATCATCCACATTCATATCGTCTTTGTGGTTATTTCTCCATTCGGCTGCTTCTTTTTCACAGTTCCGAGATATATTATTTAATTTATCAATTACACCTGCAAACTTCTTAGCTGTGTCTGCATTCGCTGTATCTACTGTTATAACTGTAATAAGATCTCCGTCTTCGTCTTTTATTGCAATTTTTTTTATACCACTGCTTAATTTAATTTCTTCCATTTTTAACATCCTTTCCTAATGTGGGACACCAAGGAAATGCAGGCATCCCACATATGCTAATTTTTAATTAACACCTATGCAATTGGGTAATCTTCATCCAAAGCCAAAGCACTTACTTTAGGCGCCCATGAAAACGATCCATCACCAGCAATAGTGATTGTTCCCTGTTCTACATCTCCATTTCCATTAATCTGGATTGTAGACTTTAAAATATCGCCACCTGATCCACCAGTGCTTGATGCACATACAGTTACTGGGACACGGATACAATCTCCTGATCCGCTTGTAATATCAATTTTATAGTAGCGATAATAATATGTCTCACACTGATCTCCTGTTGGAAGCTTTTTGAAAATGTCATTAAACACTGTCTGCATTTCATCTGACAAATGTTCTCTTTCCGGGGACATTGAAAATGCATACCCTTTTACAGAGTTGCTTGCATTTTTCATGTTTACGTACTGTGTGCTTTCTGTGTTAGGTCCCCAGTCTTCTGTAAGCTCTGTGAAACCGTCACCCATTTCAGCAAGTTTTTCACTTTTTCCACCCATAAGGCTTCCAATATCCAAAAGTGAGATCATGTTAGTTCTGTCTTTTGCCATGAGTATTCCTCCTATTTTTTATAAAAATATTTAAGCTGCATATTAATTGCTAATTCTGTTGTTTTCCCATCTGCTGAACCACAAAATACATCTGATGTGCGGTTGATTTGTTCTGCAACAAAATTTTTATCTTTTAATGTAAATTCTCCACTTTCAAGGAACTTTGCAATATTTTCAAGCAGATTGCTTGCTGCAATATTATCCTTGTTTGTTGTTGGATTGCTTTTGTATACGATCTGGAACGTCATTTGTCCGACATAAGAACCGCTGACATATTTTTTCAAATAAACAGGATCCTGCGCCGGAAAAACTCCAATAGACTGAGTATCTTTTATGCTGTTCCATAAGATTGTTGAATTTGATGGTTTGAAACCGGGCGGGAAATCCGGATAACTATTTATCATATCAAGAATAGCTCTTTGCGCCGTTTCTGCATCTGATACAAGCATTATTTTTGGCTTTTCATCCAAATCATTTACCTCCAATCTCAAACCTTGGTATAAGGCTGTAAACACCGATAGTATTCACTTTGTAGCAATTCCCTTTTTCATTTACCATGTACTGGAAGAATTTACCCGGATAATCGTCTGAATTAATTAATCCAACCGGCAATTCCCTATCAATGAGAAGTTCATCTTTTTTTGCAATCACTACGAAGTCAAAATCATTACTTCTTAAAGTGAAATGCTTTAGCTTTTCTTCTTCGCTCATGTTTTCCCAGTCTGGCGTATTAGCATAATTCAATGTGCCATCATTCGGGATTTTTACAAGAAAACTATCTGCATCTTTCATTCCAGATTTGTTTATGTTCTCTGCCTGTGTAAGCTCGATTCTTACATTTTCAAATAGAGTACCAAAATAATATTCAGTTTCTAAAGTGTCGTTGTAATGCCTGTTATATAAAACCACGGCATCTTTATATCCGATTCCCATAAGCTAAACTCCCATGTACAAAAGGTTTTCATGCCTTGAATCAACCATTCCGGTTAGGTAATTTGATGCAATATCGTAGCACTTACTATTAAGTGCCATTTCTGATTTTGCAATCTCTACCAATGTCGAAGAAGATGCTCCGGCATCATAAGATACTGATTCACTTCCAGAAGTCATGCTCTTAATCATTTTCCCTTTTACAGTTCCGTCCGCATTTGCAATAACACCAAAGTTATTAACTGCCGCGGAGTACTCAGATACATTCTTTAGCAATTCAGCTATTTCGCAGGTACAATCTTTGATATTATCCCACCATGCATCTTCTGATTCTGGCTGAGAATAAAACAAAATCCTGTTTGATGTGATCGCATTGATTCTTCTTTCTGCTTTTCTTTCATATGGAGCAAAGTCTTTTTCGTTTTCAAACAAACTTCCACCATATTTCGTTTGGTAATATTCAAAATCTACATATGACATTGCTCCACACTCCTTACTGCTTTGATAAGATTTCGCTGATAATATCAGCTTTCTTTGTTGCGGTCAGTGAATACCCTTTACTCTCTGCCAGTGCCTTAATTTCTGCAACTGTAAGAGAGTTTAAGTATTCTTCCGTGAGTTCCCCACTAGCATTTACCGCCTGTGTAGTGGGATCTATTCCCCCGGTGTGATTGAAACGTTAGCTACTGCATCAATGTACTCTGCAAAAAGTACAAATCCTAACAGTGCATAAGTTACGCTGGTTGCACGATCGTAATCGCCTTTTACCTTAAATCCGATAAGATTTGTTTCTCCGCTGACAGTGTAAGAAAGACCGGCTTTCTCAAAATCTCCGTCAGATGGATCTACATAATAAGCAACGATGTTGTTCACAGGTGTTGCCAGAACTTTTCCTGCTGGGATTTCGTTGTCAGAGCCAAGGAACATAATGTCTGCTCCGAGGAATCCCTTGACATAGGTAAGTCCGAAGGCTGTCTGCAAAGTGATGTTTGAATCTCCAAGATAATCATAGAAATCCATGATATTTGCAAACACTGCAACTCCTGTAGCAGTTCTGTGCATTGACTTGAACTTATTCTTGACAGATCCAATAGCTTTAGCTACCGCCATCTGGAATGTTTTTGCAGTGTTTGTAAGTGTACCAGTTTTCAGATAGTTGTAGAATTTCGTTGTAATTCCATCCTGAAGGTCTGTCTTGAACTCTTCATCTGTTATTTCACAAGCTACTTCATATCCATGATCCTTAATAGCTTCGATAGAAACTTCTTTTGCATATTTTTCAAGAGTAATCTCTGAATAAGGTTTCTCTTTTACCTCGTAATGTGTTCTTGGAATCACATCACCTTCTGCTACAGTTCCGCTCGCTAACGTTCCTTCTGCATATTTGCTTTTAAGAACAACTCCCGGCAGTTTTCTAATTGCTCTTGAAATTCCAAGAATTTCTCTTAAAGCTTCCCAGTTTCTTTCAAAAGATGTAACAAAATCAATTTCCCTTGCAGTTACATCAATGTCTCCTGTTGTAATCAGTCCTTCGTTTGCTGCAAAGAACTGCAAATTTGTGTTCATCGTTAATCTGTTTTTGTTCATATAAAACTCCTTTACTGTTGGAATAAAGAAATGTTTTCGGCAATTGCTTTCTGACGTTCTGATCTATCTTTGATAGATAAAATGCTCTCTCTTGTTGTAGGCTTATCACCACCAGAATTGTTTTCATTCGGTTTTGTGAAATGCGCATGTGGAGTCTGCTGATTCTGCTTATTTACAAATGCATTTGCATCTGTCTTTTTAGCTTCCTCAATAAGATCACTGAACCCTATCAGCTTTCCATTTCTCACGCTTACGCCTTTGGAAATGTCTTCCATAATGGCTTTCTTTGCAGATTCAGAAGTAAACTCAATTTCCGCAAATGCTTCTTTCAAAAGTTCATTCTTCTCATGCTCTGCGATTTTGGCTTCATAATCTTTTTTGGAATCCTCTGCCTGTCTCTTCCAGTCATCACGCTCTTTTAAAATGTCTTCCGGGCTTTTTCCATCCAACCCTTCAAGCATTTTCTCTGCTGATTCTGCACGGGTTTTCCACTGTTCAGATTCTGATGAAGCCTTATTAACCTTGTCTTCCATTTCTTTCTTGGAATACAGCTCTTCACCCATACTCTTTTTAAGAGACTCTTTCTGTTCGTCTGAAACTTCAATTCCGAGTTTCTTTAATTCGTTTGCTACGTTTACCATGTTTCTACCTCTTTCTTTCCAAGTTGTTACTCCGGTCAGTCCGGCACGATTGAGTTGCTATTTTCTCCATAGCTGGCAATTGGGAATGAAGGAATCGAACCCCCGACAACCCGGATATAAGCCGTGTCTTCTTCCACTGAATTAATTCCCAAAAATAAAAAAGCACGCCCAAAATAGGACGTGCCATGCATCATCCCATAATTATTCTAGGTTAGCGAACAGAATCCCTTTTTTCTGTCCGGGACTTTTAATATTCTTTTCAATATATGTTTTAACCTATTTTAAACAACTTTTTGTACCATTTTAAAAAGGGCAGATCACTCCACCCCTTTTTACTATTTCCCACCGAAATACCTTCTAAGTACTTCTTTTTCTTCTTCCACAATACAATCCTTTCTTAATCTGTTGCACTGGTCGTATATATACTTTCCGTACTCTTCTAATTTGGCTATCATTGCATTTTTATTTTCCAATGTAGGATTTTTAATGTATTCTTTTTTAAGTCCTATATAGTCCTCATACTGCTTTATAACATCCATTTTCAATTACCCCATTCAAAATATCATCTGCTATGCCAACGACTTCTTTTCCATAAAGAGACAGAAAATCCGCTACGATTTCCTCTACATTTATTGGAATGTGGCAGTCATATGAAAATGAAGCGCAGTGTACCAACTCATGAGATAGAACTTTCTCTAACAGGCTTCCGCTTAATGCATTTGACAAATAAACCGTTCGTTTGCTCCAATCTGTAACACCAAGTGTAATTGTTCCATCTGAACGCATCAAGCATTCACTATTAGGATTTACATATAAAATATTCCATTCAACATCATTGATTTTAAACACTGCGCTCACCTCTTAGATTTTCTGTAACATCATCTGTAATTCATTTCTCCACATCTGCTTTTCTTCCGGTGCTGCATCTGATGTCATTTCAGTAATATCCATCTGCATATCTCGCAAGTAATCTTTTCTTGCTTTTGCACGCTCTTTTTTATCTTCCTCTGAATTTCCATGATGGTTTTCTCTGGTCTCCATATAAGTACGTCTGGAAATACCGGCTTTTCCCTCTCTGGAATCCCTCGGATATGATTTGTCTCCCATCATTCCGGTATCTGTATACATCCTTTTCAGATCTTTCTTATCCATGTCTCTCATGTGCTCTGCATCTTCGTAATCATCCGGGTACATGTGATAATATGGGGGTTCATCATATCCTCTTCGTTTTCCTCTGCCTTTCGGTGCAAATCTTCCATTAGCATAACGATACCGATCATAATATCTTCGGTCATCCCCATACTCTAAAAGCTTCTCCATGATATCTGCTTCGTCCGCTTCGTTCATTGCCTTAGTAATTGTGGCATGATACTCTGCTTCTGACAAATCCTTTATCATGTCGATCACTTCTCCCATTTCTTCTGTATTGACATTCTCAATCCCTTTTTCAATCTCACATAAGGATTTTTCAGCAAGGCATTCAAGCATTTTATGAATTCTTTCAATATGCATATACTAAGCCTCCCTTACTACAATTAAATTACTGTTCTGAACCTCGATAGTCTGTCCAGATGTATTCTGAACCGCTATTGTGCTGCAGCATCCACAAGGAACATCTACATAAACCTGTGCAGATACATTGAATAAGTTTTCTACTGCCGCAGGTGTTACAATCATTCTTGTAGACTGTAATGGTTCTCCGTCAATTGCGATTGCAAGCGAAATAGCTTCCACCGTTCCGCCGGTTGGGATCTGGATATTTCCGCTATAAGATACAAGAAATCTTGCTTTGCACTGGTTTGTGATTCCTCTTAATTTAACTACTCCGCTTCCCTGTCTGTGAACGATACATTTTGTTCCGCAAACCGGTGTCTCAGTAAATGCGACATCTTCTCCTTGCAGGACAGTCTGTAAAGCATTGGCTGTAAATTCTGACATAATATTTTCCTCTCTTTCAAAAATATAAGGGCAAACATTGAAGTCTGCCCTTTGTGTTTAAGTAATACTGCTATGCAGACATAATCTTGTCGATTAAGATACTTTAATTATTCAGTTGTCTAACATCCGCATCCATTGTTACAACCGCATCCATACGGAATGTATGTGTTCGGGTTTGGCACCTGGTATGCTGGGATTGGTGATGGATTAACAGCGTTGATAATATGATTTGTCTGTGCTGTCATAGCGGTAGTCAGAAGTGCGTTCTGTCTATCCTGTGATGCTGCAAGTCTCAAATCATTATTTTCTGCCTGCAACGTTGCGATCTTATCCTGGCATAAGTAGTCAAGTATCGCTCTTGTTCCGGCATTCTGGCTGTCAATAATATCTCTCGTGTTGTTGTTCATGGTGTTCTGTAATGCGCAAGTGTTCTGCGCCATGTTGAAGTTTACACCCTGGATAGCTTCACGAGTTTCGCAGCAACAATTTGCAAGCTGAGACTGAATAGCATTTGCATTCTGCATTCCTGCTACTGTGTCCGCATTAATTGCCTGCTGAATGGTGTTAAATCCTGTCAGCATTCCGTTGTTTACTGCATAAAAGCCATCACAAAGACCATTTGTAATGCCATCAAGCTTACTTATGACTGCTGAATTGTCAAATCCTCTCTGGATATCAGCCTGTGTAGCCGCAGTTGCGGTATAACCGCCACCACCATTACCACCGAATCCATAACCGCCCCATCCACCGAATAAGGCAAAAAGGATAATGAGAACCCACCAACCACCATCGCCCCATGCACCATCATTACGGTTTCCACCAGTAACGGCGGCAATGTCCGCTAAACTTGGAGATGAATTAAACATATGTGTTCCTCCTAATAAAATTTATTTATACATAATCTTGCAAGAATAGTATCAATGTTTAAACTGGATCATGATTTCTTCCGGGTTTAGACCTTTTTCTTTGCACAAATTTCTGGCAAGCTGTTCCAGCCCTTTACTGTCTCCACGGTTCATCATGTCGAATGTATTTTTCATGATCGGATTATTTGAAAATTGAGAGTTGCTCATCATTTGACTTAATATCATCTTAGGGTTTCCACCGCACTGGATCATCTGCATTAAATTCATTCAGAATCGCTCTCTTTCTTTGCTCTGGTAGTCCTTTGGGACTGAGTTATTTTAGCTTCTATCTGGTCTAATCGCTCCATTATCGGGGCAAACAATGTTGCCGTGTCTTCTTTCGGTAATTCGTTCTGCTTTCCGTCTAACTGCGGTTTATATGTCACTGTCTGAATAAGCCCATTAGCACTCCACGATTTTATATAAACTTCTGATCCATCTGCTTTCGGGAAAATGGCAAATGGTGCATTCATAGGAACGTCATTCGCTGTGACTTCCTCAACAGAATTAACCATTCTTCCACAAAGTCCAGCTTGTTGCGGAATGATCTGTTGTGGGAATTGCTGTTGAATCTGCTGTGGCTGTTGATATTGAGGATAAGAATACTGGTTATATCTCTGATACTCGTACATAATAAACCTCTCTTTCTATCTTCATTTTATTATTAACAACACAATTGAACCACCCCAGCAAAACCTCATTAAAAGGACACAAAAAAGACACCCTTAACGGATGTCTTTAATGAGGAGAAAGTTATGTGAAATGTTGTCCAGTTACCTTAAGAATTTTATGTTGCATTTTTACGTTAATACGTCCGGCTGTCTTAGTCGAAACATGCATAATTTCTGCACATTCTTCCAAAGACTTTTCTTTCTTCCGTAAATCAAAGAGCGTTTCTTCTGTCGGTGTGAAATCACACAATTCTTTTATATGCTCTTTTTCTTCTTTGGTAAAGCACGTAACAATGTTTTTCATTTGCTTTACCTCATTTGGGGGAGTTTCCGGCTATGACGGTGAGTTTTTGTCTCGCTTGAGTTCCACTACATTAATTAAAGAAAGGTGGATAACCAAGTATGTATGGTTAACACATTATTATAATAACATATTATTCCATTTTCGTTGTACCATTTTTTTCAATTTTATTTTTATAAGCCGTTGCTCGTCCATTTGCAATCGCAGACTGTTTTCTATTAAATCCAGAAACCTTCGTTCTATCGCCTTGCAATTGAAGATCATTATTCTTACAGAATGATTGAAGCCTTTTATTCTGCATTCGCAGTTTATATGCCAGTTTATCATATTGAGGTTGCAAAATCTCTTTTACATCTGTTTCGGCAATCATATCAAGTTCCTGTTTCTTGGTCATAATTTCACGCTTTGTTTTACGAATTTCTCTTTCAAGGAATCTCTGCTTCTGCTGCAAATCATAAAGTTTTTGGCTTTCATCTGCATTTATATTCACATTTCCGTTTTCATCAAGGTACTTATTTACCATTCCTTTTCGCCACGGACCATGTGAATGTCTGCAATTATATCCGTGAAGTCCTAAGAGATTTACAACAGTTCCTTTTCCGGTTTCAGAGTCTATGGTATAACCTGTGCTTTCAAGAAGATTCGGAAATCCCGGTTCGCTCCCAATTATTTTATATGCCTTGCCTTGCCAGTGATCGTGAGATGGAATACCTGTTGGATTCTTTTTATCATATCTGGCACCTGGATGCGCTGATACTAGAACATACTCTATTTTATTTTGTGCAATATAAATGTTCGTCACTTGTGCCGCAGTCTGATTCATAGATGTGACAATGCAACACCTCACTGCCGCTTCAAGAGAACGCTTCGTTCCAGTAGGGTATTCTACCATAACACCAGATTCTGCATATCTATCCAGAATTTCGCAGACTGCACTGCTGTAAGACTGCATTCCAGATGCAACTCTATAATCAACCTCATTCAGCATATTGAGCAAGTCTTTCTGTGTCTGGTTAATGGTTGTCTTTGTCAAATTATCAAGTTCACCGGATGTCTTTATTAACTCTGCATTCATTGCCAGAATTGCCATATTATTTTTTAGCGGAGATATAATATCGGATGCTGATATCTGTGTTAAGGCTTCCTTATCATCTGAGAATGATGTCATAACGCTATCCCTTAATAATCTGCGAACCTCATTTCTTGATTTTCCAGACATTTCAGATATTCTTTTTACAATCTCTGTGTTATGCAGTCCCATCTGTTGGAGTTTCCACAATTCTCGGTCGGCAGTTCCTGACAATTCACCGGATTTTATCAATCGTGTTACAATGTCTGATATAATCCAATTTTCAAGATCTTGATACATTTCAACCAGTTTATCAGTTTTTCCGTAAAAATAATCCGGTCTAAGCATTATCCTTTTCCAACCTCTCTTTTAACAAGATCTATCCACTGCTTACCGTGATTTTCTTTTGCAGTTTCAAACCATCGTTTACCTGTTCCAGGTGTGTGATATTTTAATTCTGTTCCTGTCGGATACTTCTTTTCTCCACGGTTTGCCCATGATCTACCGTCCTCAGTTAAATAAAGTTCGCCTACATACTGATAATGCGCATAGGGTGTATCTACTGTAATTAATCCGGGTTCTTTTATCTGCGTCTTGTTTCTCAAATCGCCCTGCTGCATAGGTGTGTATTTTCTCATGTCATTTACAACCTGCTCATCAAGGACATTCTGCGCATTTCTTAAATTTTCATCTATTCGCTTAGTATCAAGCTTAATATTAAAGCTTCCAATGACTTTATTATATTTCATATTAACGCATCCATTTCTGTCACTTATCTAAATAAAACTTAATTGTCTCTATCACAGTCTTTTCCTGCAACCTTACCTGAATCATCTCCGGCGGTTCAGGTTCAGGGATAATATATCCACCTTTTAAAATACCATTTTTAGAAAGCTTCGGTATCCCTTGAATTATTTTACTCCTCTCCAAACAAACCACCGCTGTTCCTTTCTGCCTCTTCCTGTGCTCTCTCTGCAAACATGGCATCTACTTCATCATCATTAAATCCCTCATATTCTTTAAGGTATTTACGTTTAGAATAAACGCCCTGAATCATTAAATTATAAGCTCTTGATCTGTCCTGCTCAAAACTTGCAAGCAAATCTTTAAAATAGAATATATCTTCGTCTGGTACATCATCATCCAGTGCATCCACATAGCCGGCAGGTATTCCGTAAAGGTCACAGAATACGTTAATTGCATAAATGAGATTTTTCAACGCTGTTTTTATGCTTTTTCGGATATCGTTAATCGTCTCTGCAGTCTCATTGTCATCGCTTTCAACCTGTGTTGCTGTCAATCTTCCAGATTTTCTATCAAGGATAAACTGCCCCTGTGAGAATCCGCATTTTGTCGATATCATAGATAGAATGCTGTTAATGTCTGTGATTCTGTCAGAAGTAAGCATGGTCGGGACGTGTTCATCAATCGTGCTTTTTGAATCCAGTCCCAATTTCAAGCCTTTAACGAACCGAGGAAGCTCTACTGTTGAGGTGCGTGTACCGCCTTTTCCCTGTTTTGTCAGCGCGTTCTCATCAATAAAAGTAATGTGCTGAGAATCCTCAACCTCATTTCCCTTTTTACTCCATGCGATATCAAGATCTCTAAGCTCCATAAGTGCATTTGAGAAAATCGATATACCTTCTGGTGATGAGTAGTCGATCGTATTATTGAATGGAGTTTTCAAATAAGCAAACAGTGGCTTTTCTATATTCGCAATATGAACGACTTCATCGATTGAAGACCACTCAGGAACGTCATGCAGTTCTATCTTTTTACCAAGTGAGTTACTGCTGTTTGATTTGAACGCTCTGTTCTGGATCTCGTACACGTTCATCTCTTCGCCCTCTTTATTTTTTGAGGTCGTGAAATGATGGTATTCGAGCCGGTAATAGTACACCTTATCTTTTATAAGTCGATTAATAAAGATACATCCTCTAATATCTCCGTTGTTTGTTTTTTCTGTGATTGCAAAATCCCACGGCATAATATAATCGATCATGTTGTCTGGGTTCATTGAACCGTTCGGCTTTAAAATAATTCCACCAACTCCGAGCATATCTTCGACTTTGTCTCTGATAGAAGTGTCAACCATTGCCCTGATGCACTTATTAATAAAATCAGCTCTCTCTGAACCTGTTACGCTCACTGATAAATCCATGCAAGCTTTCTTTGCTGTGTACTGGCAGAGGAATTTTGCGAAATTTATTGTCCTAATGTCATTTTTTTTCGGATCAACCCAGAAAGGACTCCCCTTAATGATGTCGTTCCATCTCTGCTGTGAGTTCTCGATCTCCGGGGAAGTGATAAACTCGACATTAAATTCTTTTTCTGCATCTGTTCTAAAAAACTTCATGATCGTCTCCCTTATTTTTTCAAAAAAATTCATTTTTTAATCCTCATAATCGTCACTGTCTTCTTCTTCCACATCATCATCATAAAGACCGTCATTCCTTCGGCTGGTCATGATGATCCTGTTCAGTGCATAAATGTTAGCCATGATCGTATCCTCTTCTAAGGTCGGGTAAGCATCCGAGAATGAACCATCTGGAAGCTGCTCATGCTCTGCCTTTGTAAACTCTTTTTCTGTATTCGGGCAACGTTCTGGATCAATGACAATCTTATTGCATCGCTGAAGCCACTCCCAGCAGTAATCCCTTCCTTTTCCGCTTCCCCATCTTTTCTTTGCCCCGATCGCATTGAATCCCCAGTCCTGCATCTCTGCTATTCCGTCCGGTCTGGCAGAATCGCAAATGATCTCCACATTCATGAATTTCTTTATCTTTCTGGCAAAGGTAGAGTTTTTACATTTTTTAGAATACACTTCGCCGAAAATGTAAAGTGTGTCCGTTTCGTAATCATAATAATTCTGGATGAATACCTGTGGGTGTGTATATCCGAAGTCTAATCCGTGGTTTACTGTGTCGAATGTCATTAACTCTTCATCAGATATTTTTCGGATTTCTAAATTGTCAAAGATGCCGCCGCCTGTTCCAGTGACTTCGCCAAGGTAGTTGTTTTTATAATATAAAGGCTTATGAATCCTGAACCACTCCGCACGCTCGAAGAATCGTTTTCCTAACCATTTCACTGGGACATTATAATAATAACTGTGGCAGATCCGTGTCTGTGGCTTATTTCTGCATTCTTCGGTATACTCATTCATAAAATTGTTTTTTGACTTCGGAGGGTTGAAGATTTTTATGTCGAGTGCTGGCGTATCTGCTCGCAGAAATGTATCCTCAATGTTATCCATCTGCTCCACGCCTGCCATCTCGTCGCACTCTTCATGAATTAAAAGCTTTACATATCCGAACGGCACGTTGAACGATTTTAAGCTGATAGGCTTATCTGCTCCGGCAAACATGACCATCTGCCCGGTTGGTTTATAAACCGCACACATTGGGGATTGTTTAAAATCCCAGTTATCCAGATCATTACACCGTATCACCACCTTCATAAACTGATTGTAAACGGATCCGCGCAAGTCAACCTTATATCGTCTGGTGTATACGATATGCGCCTGTGGATCCTGTCTAATCGTCTCATATGCAAGATTCCCCCAGAAATTGGACTTAATAGATCCACGCCCACCTTTCGATATGATCTCATGCACGTCTATCTCTCCGTTAAATGCTTCGTGTACTGTTCTGTAAATCTCAACGAAGTCGCTCGTTATGTCTGTGATCGGTACTGTCCAGAGTGCAGCCTTTTCTCTCTTCTCTTTCTCTTCGGCTTCTAGCTTATGCTTTTCCGCAATCGCCAAAGCTTTCTCCAGTCCGTCCATTGCCTTAAGCTGATCGGAAAAGTCCGGGGCGAATCCAAGACCGTCCACGACTTCGCCCTTTGCGATTTTACTTCTACGCTCTTGGATTTCTGCAAGGCTCATGATATCCCGGTGCTGCTCTTTCTCGATGCGCTCGGTCTGTTTGGCTATATATGCTAAAACATCATCATTTTTCAACAAACGCTGTCCCTGCGAATACGCTGTCTTTTGAGAATATTCGGCTGCTATCGCAGCTTGTGTGGCATTACCGCCATTCTTTATGTATTCATCTGCAAATATTTTACGTTTCTGTGTGAGTTTTCCTTTCATCCGCTCACCGCCTTATAAATTTCTAGCAAGCAGAATATTACATCCGGGACGGATGCCGTTTTGAGAATTTCAAAATCTTCTGTTTTCCATTCTTGTTTATTTTTCTTAAAGGTGTACACTGGTGTAATGATTCTGTAAATTGTTATCATGCGCTTCTGGTCTGCACTGTAAAATTGATTTTGGTTTATTTTTACAATCAATCCACGCTGGACAATCGCAGTCTGAAGCTTTTTAACTTTTCCTTTTAAATTTGCCAAGGCGCACACCTCCCATCATTTTACTTATAATTTTATTATAAGATATTTTTTAACTGTTTTTGTTCCATTTTTAGGCATAAAAAAAGTGGCTGTATTTCAAGCCACTTGATTTTTGGTTGCTGGTCAATTTTTCGAAGGAACTCGCCTAAATGAAGCTCTTCACGCATAATATCATAAGCTTTCTGAATTGTGTAATAACCACGTACAATTTTACGCTAAAAATCCGCCTTAGGATATTCTAATTGTTTACCATTATTAACACTGTTTTTTATCTCTGTATTCTTTCTGCTCGTTTAACAATTTATCAATGTTAACGTTTCTACCGCGTTTTATCTCTGCCTGGTATTCTTTAATCTGTTTATTTTTCTTACGGCAATATTCAGAACATGTGTTAGTTGGCTTAGAACTGGAAAACGTGCATCCACAATATACGCAGATTTTCCGCTTTTCTTTTCGACGTTCTGTTTTTTTTATATCTTGTCCAGATGTCTTGCTGTATCCTTTTTTATGTTCCCGCTGCCATTCTAGCACTGCTTTATGTTGGCATTTTTCAGAACAGTATTTTTGCCTTCCGGAATTGACAATATATTCAGCTCCGCACAACTCGCACTTATCAGCGCTTCCAATCGGTCTAGCTGCTCCTCCCCTCTTTCTGGCTCTTTCGTTCGCTTCCGTCTGTCTGATCCTGCGACAATTCGCGCAATAGAACGCACGCGGACCGCCTATGAATTCTACTCCGCACATCTTGCATTTACGCATCCGCAAAACATCGCTTTTTATTGCTTTTGAACATTCGTCACAGTACATTTTATCCGTTCCACCAGAAAAAACCTTTCCACATTTTCGACAAGGCTTTCTTGTTCTATTTTTCGTCATTTATTCCACCACTATTTCAAAATCCCAATACGGAATAAAATAATTATCTTCAAAGCAAACGGCTGGACATCCTTCATGATAAAGTTTTTCTAAAGCTTCCTGATCTTCAATGTCATCCAATCCGAGTGCAAAGCACACAATTTCCTCCTCCGTCATGCTGTGGTTCGTAACAACCGTTTCTCCAACTTGTTTTTTATTTACTAACATTTTATACATACTTATTCCTCCTACTGGTCAATTTCCGGCAAAAATTCGCCTAAATGCAATTCTTCACGCATAATAATATATGCTTCTCTGATTGTGCTAGCTCTGTTCAAAAGATACTCCCAGCCCTGCACGTCTTTCTCTGTCCAGTCTCCCATGTACTCGGCTTTCACTTCTTCATCAAGATTAATAAAATCCATGATGTCTGTGTCGTGTCTGTTTTCAATTTCCTTCATGAGTTCATCCAACTTTTTGTAACATTTTCTTAATTCTTCCATTTTCTTTTCCTCCGTGTGTTGTGTTTTCCTTGTTTCTGATATTATAATACACCATTTTTAGTGTAATGTCAATACCTTTTTGCATTATTTTTAAAGTATTTTATTTTTCTGTATCTTCTACATATTTAATTATGTTTCCCGGCTGCATATCCAATATATCGCATATCTTTTCGAGTGTTTTTATTCCTACCATTTCGCCTTTTCGCAATGATTGGATTGCGCTTTCTCCTACGATCTGCTCTTTTCTTAGCCGTGTCGTGTTATATCCGCATTCTTTCAGCGTTTCTAATACATCAATTTTATATTTAAGCATCTGCACACCTCTCTTTCGTATTTATTATATACCTGAGACATTTTTATTTCAATTAATTTTACACCAAAAAAATACACAATTATCGCTGATATTTTGCACTTATTTTGGTGTATTTGTATATTGATTTTACACTGTTTTTAGTGTATTATAATATTAACAAAGGAACAGGAAACAAGTTAAAAAAAAGAAAGTGAGGATTTGAATATGACTGGAGCTATTAAAATCAACGGAACATATGGAGCGAAAATTGGAAATTTACAAGTATTCACTTATGAGGGTGCTGTTAATGCTTATAAAATTTTCTGTGAACTCTTTAATCGTGACATGACAATGGAAGCGTCAGCGGTTATGAGTGATGCATCACTCGATATGCACAGGATCGGTTTTACTTGGGACGAGATCGAAGCGATTGAATTATCAGTATTATGAGCCGAAACGCTCCGGCTGGAGCGTCCACCGTGGAACGGTCGCCCGGTGCTGATGATGGCAGACCAGAAAGGGAAAATATGAAGGACTGGACAATAGAGCAATTATATGACCTTTGGAGAGGTCGAGGATATACCAAGAAAGAAGCGCAGATGAAAGCTGAAAAGGATTTTAGAGAAATGCACCGGAAGAAATCCGAAACAGAACGCCACCGGATCATGCAAGAAATGCTTTACAGCTAAGTCGAAACCGCCGCCCGGCGGTCTGCAGGAACTGCCCCACCTGCACCGATGAGACAGGGCATAAACGAAAGGATGGTTGATTTTATGACGAAAGCAGAACTTATGAAAGAATTTAAAGAACTAGAAGAAGAAAAGCGAGTGCATATCGACGGCATTTACTGGAATAGTAAAAAAAGCGAGATTGAAAACGCTATAGAATGCTTAAAATGTCCGGATGAATTGTTAGAAAAATATCTCATTGTTTTATCATTGAAATATGAAAACACCGGGCGGACGATCGCTAATAATGGAGATTTTAAACATCACAGCTACAATAGGCTTTATGTATTTAATACAGCACGTCAGATCTTAAAAAATTAGACAACCGCCGCAGAGGATTACCGCCGGATCACTGCCGGCGGCTTTTTTTGTGTACGGATTTTTATTTTTATATCCAGCATCTGCCTTGCATATTTTTTCAATACAGCCATTTTTATGCGTGCGTGGTATTTTTATCCTATGCGTGAAAATAAATTGTCTATGCGTTCCATGCGTGCGTTATGCGTGCATTTTAAATAATATGCGTGTGTCTATGCGTGAATCAAAGCATTATGCGTAGCTGTCCGTTGCTTTCTTCTTCGTACAAGCTCCGGCTGTTGAGCATCCTTAATGCCATTTTCTTTTTTCTGTAAAAATGCGTGCGTGAAATCGGCATAATCCCATAGTGCGCTTCCATTTTGTCATATGAGATATTATTTAAAATTGATTCTGCTATTTTATCGCCCAGGTAATCGTCTATGCGTGTGCATATCTCTATCGTTTCCTCTCTACTCATTTTAAAGACCTCCCTATGCGTGACACATAAGTTTCTTACAACATTATACCATATATCAGTTCATAAAAACACAACATATTATCGTATTCATGCAACATTATTATATTTTTATTCATTTAATCATTGTTCTTTGATATTTATTTTTTTACCGGTTCTTTCTTGGTTTTTTTAATACTTTTCGGTATGATCTCCTTCTGCTAACAACCACTAATTCACTTTTATTTTCGTAAATTATTAGCCAGCTGTCCGGTATAAGTCCTCTCGACTTCAAAAATATTCTTTCCTGATTTGTCGGTTCTCTTCTTTTATATTCTCTTTTTAACATGTCTCCTCTCCTTTATTTTTCACTAACTGCTTGTCGTCAAACCATTTTATCGTGCCACCGCCAAACTTTACTTCCGGCTGTATGATAATGCTTTTTCCTATATGTTTTACTTCACCGTTTTTTATTGCAGTGAAAAAATGCAATGTTGTTTTATCCATGTTTTCAATACCTCCGTTAAAGTTCAGTTTACCTATCGAACATACTCATCTGTCCGGGTATGTCGTTGCTCTGCATCCACCATAAATATACTTCCTCTCCGCACGTCCACTTTGTGTTCTTTCCTCGGAATCTCCTCATTTCAAGCATCCGATCAAAAGCTCTTATATACGCAGTTTTATATTTGGGGAAATCATATATTTCCCGTTCTCTCTGACATTTTTTTGCCAGAGGACAGGCTATACACCCAAGTCTATCATATCCCCAGGAATACATCTCGCAAACCGGTATATTTTCGCCATTGATAACGTTCCATATATCCACTGCTTTCCAGTCAATAATTGGATTAACTACAGTTTTAGCTTTCATCTGGCAGTTTTCAAATAAACGTCTCGTATCGTCATTGTCTGTTATAAGCATTTTTTCATCAGAAACGCCTATGCTTTTATTCGCTGTCTTTCCGAGGACTTCAAATGCACTCCTACTGCTTCTCGCCGAGCTTTCTTCCCATCTAACACCAGTGGCAATCATCCGGTTTGCATTTCCACCTTCTTTCAATTCTGAACAGCAATATCGAACAACCCTCGTTGGTGGCATCAACTTTATAGGAATCAAATTCCACATCGTCACTCGATGCCCGTTTCCCTTATCATGATAATCTACAGTACACTTAACACCTTTCAATTCTAATCTTCTGAATGTTTCTCTTATATGGTATACCGTAGGTGGCGCATCTACTGTGGTATGTGAATTATGAACCTCAAACGGTATTCCGCTTTGCTCAAACACCCACAGTAATGCGTCCGAATCTTTTCCTCCTGAATACTCACAAACAAGCGGTTTCCCATAATGGGATATGGACATTTCGCTTGCCAGCCTCACACGATCTATTGATCTCTTAATAAAATCTTCCAACACACCACACTACATTTATCCGTGTGGTAAATTTACAATCTGCCTTATAGTCTTTGGGAGTTATTACCGCTGGCCGTTAGCCTTTTCTGGGGCGATACCTAAGCAGCGTGTTAATAGCTGCTATTTCTCAGGCGAACCATGACATTCCATTCTGGCATTTATCAATTTTTACAACCCGGATTCTGATTCCGGGAAACCTCGTTTCACGAGGATAAGTGTTATTCCTTTCTCATAAACATGTCTTTTATCATAGTTATCACCTAAATTCTAAATAGTTCAGTTTAATTTCTAAAGTGAATATTCGATTCTCATATATTGAGAACTTCCCTCTATAGGATAATCTTTATCATATGGAATATTTTTCATATTTCCTCCATTAAATTCTAATTTAACTATTTTATCTCCTGCTCAATATTTAAGTTTCTGAACATTGCGCACATCACATCCACAACAATACTGTTTCCAAACTGCTTGTAAAGTTGCGTGTTGCTATTGACTGCTGCCATCTTGGAAATATCTTCATCGGATACTCCCATCAACCGTCCACATTCTCTTGGTGTCAGCTTTCGGATACGGTATTTCGTGGCAATATGGCTATTCTCATACCCATGTGTGCCAGCTACAAGATTAGCTTCTATACCATTATCAGAGATTACCGTACCGCATTGCGAACCATCACTTGATATTTGACCGACTTTTTGGATATTATTTTCAAGTAATAAATTGTCTTTCTGCACCGTAGTAAGTGAGTTGCACATTCCTTGTGCATTCAGCTCTAACCTCTGTTCCGTTGGACTTCCAGTAGTTCTATCCGATGGATTGTCCGGGTTTCTGCCACGCATGGCAACTATCTGGCTTTCAAGAATTTTCGGCTCTTGATTACCGCCTTGCATTGTACTCAATGTTGGACTGCACCCCCCCCCC